AAGAGATGGGTAATATTGATGGGTTAATTAAAGAACAGTTAGATGAAAATAATGATGACACCAATAATTTGGCAATTATTAGAGAATTAACTACAATGATTGACCAAATGAAAACTGGAATCAAAGATACACTAAGTCAATTACAGGTATCAATTGCCCCACCAACCCAAGAGTACCCATATATTACAGTTATTAAAAACCCAACTGATGGTGATAAAATAAATTTCTTAGATAAAAAGAATTATACTGAAATAACACCAACATTTGATAAAAATTACATTGATTTTGTTAATAATTTTAATGAAAAAGCTGGTAATATTGAAGAACTTAAACTAAAAACACAAGTTAACAATACCTCTATCGTTGTAAATGCGCAAGAAATGTTTAACGAACCAAAACTTTTTAGTGGTCAAGTTAAAACAAAATATGGTAAAATTGCCGATGTAAATAATTCAGACGTCTTAAATAATATCATTAAAAGATTAAAGGGTATCGCAAAAGATATCCCATCAACAGATGTGCTGATTAAATTTTATGACTATACTGAGATTGGTGATGAATTAGACAACATGCTTAAGACCCTTAAGAAAAAAGAGGAAGATGTATCAAAGCTTGTTGCTGAAAATTTAGGGGCTAAATTAAAATCAAAACTTGGGTTTGACCCGACAATTAGAAATACCATAATGCTTTTAACATCGCACATAGAAGTATTTTTAGATTTGTTATTTGAGGTATCATCAAAATATAAAGACACCGCTAGGGTAGAAGAACTTAAAAAATTTGAAACCCTAAATTCAAAAAGTACAAACATTGATGTTAAATCTAAAACAATTAAAAGTGGAACAATATATCCTTGGCCAGAATATATTGAAGATGGCGTTGAAAAATATTTAGGCTCAAAAAAGGGTCCGCTTAAAAATCCACTTAATGTTCCAGAAATTAAATTTGTCGAGGAGTTATATCAAGCAATGATAACAGTTTCAGACCAAGAAGCGGATTTAACAGCAAAGGGTCCAGCAGCTTGGAATTCATTCGCACCTATTGATTCATATTTTTATATTGATAAAGATGTTAAATCACCATATGATAGATTAGATGCTTCTGCAAGACCAGAAGATATTGTAAGATTAATGATGCTTAGAGCCGCTGGATTCATTGGCTTTTCAAATAACGTATTAACCCCAGACGAAATACAAAGCTTTGCTGCATCTGAAGCTAACCTAGTATTAAAAAAGTTTAATTCACAACCAACAATATTACAAGCAATTAATAAGTACACACTTGATAAATTTACTGATATAACTGGTGTTATTAATGGTGGTACAAATAAGGTATTAACATTGAATAATGGTGTTTATGAATATACTTATTTATATGATGCAACACTTTTAGATTTCCCAAACGATTATAGATATAATTTACCTGTTGATAGAGGGTTTAATAACGTATCGTATACATTAAGTAATGATGCATCGGCTAAATATTTGTTAACTAGTTATTCTTGTCAGTCATATATAAACAGTAATATAATACAATATATTGATTTTATTGATGCAGGTACCTACGACGGTAAAAACGTTTCTTCACCATCAACAGAGTCACCAAGTGTTTTCTCACTCAATAGTTTAAAATCAAATACAAGATACACACCAGATAATATCAAAAGTGTTGGTTTTTTAGCCAATAACGGAAAGTATGGTGTTCAAGAATATCGGACAATAAATTTTGAAAATGAATATGGTGTTTCCAACCCAATGAATTTTTTTACTTTATTTTATGATAGTTCAGAAAAGTATTACGGTGGTATATCAGAAATAAGAAATGGCACTACAAATTTTTCATTGGGTACAACATTTCCAGTATTTGAACAAAATATTGAAGAGTTTGATAAAAGCAAGGACTTATTATTTGACCTACATAAAGATTGTGGAAATACAATATTAAATATTAGCAAGGGTGACTCAAATAGTCAACTATCATATCCGTTTTTTAATTTTGGTATAGTTAATGGGGTTAGAGTCGATAAATATTCGTTATTTACAAGTAGATTTTATAATGCACAAACCGAATATGGTCGAGCGTTTTTATTTTTACAATGCTTTCCTTGGAGAGGATTAATTGGTGGAATAACAGATGAGAATAAGATTGGTGTTTTTAGACAACCAGAAATTCTTAATATTTTTAAATATAGAACTGGTTTTATTCAAGTACCAGAATTATTTCCAGCATTTATTGGTTCATTATTATGGAGATATGAACTTGGTTTAACAAATCCAAAATCTGATATAGTAGACGCTAGTATTTTCCCACTTGGAACAGACCCTATTATTTTTAATAATATCTTATTACCAATTGACGGTTATTATCCGTCTACTGATGAGTATATGAAAACATCTGAAGATGTAACTAAAAAACATAACGGATATTCAATGTGTTTTTATGCGGGAAATGATTACCCAAAAATTGAGGATGAGTTATTGATGTTACCAGATGCGGTTAAAAAACAATTTATAGATGAATTTATAAAATTTGTAACAGATGAAAGTTATAACAACTCATATAAAAATATTTCTAAATTATTTGAGATTTTCCCAAAATCTGGTGTAACAGATGCTGGTTGGGTAACAAATTTTCTTAATGTAAACACAGCAGCATTAAATTCAAACCGTATTGTTTCAGTACAAACATTAGCAGATAATTTCACACTACCAAATGGTGATACCTTTAACAAAAGATATAGTTACTTTAATTTTATGAGTCTGAAAGAACCGAACCAAGCCAAATCTTTATATAATTTCTATACAGAATTTAAAGATGATTCGGCGGCATCAAATAAATTAAAAGAGCTATTATTTAGTTATAAATATATCGCGAATAACTCATGGTATATGTGGGATAGAACAGCTGCCGATTCAAATTGTTCACCTAAACCAAAGATTAAGGAAGATACAATAAAAATATATATCAATAAGTTTTTGGAATCAATAAAAACAAGTGTTGAGGAGAAAGAAAAGGCGTTCTATAGTAATAATGATAACGAACAAGTTAAACTTGAAATTTATCGTACATTAAAAAAGATTTATGATAAGTGGATAGCCGATACAAGTAAGGATAATGCGGCTGCAAATGCTTCAAAAGATATATTGTTCCAATGTTGTAAAATAAAAGACACAAAGAGTCAAAGACTCTCAACAGATGAAAAATTACGTGAGAAAAGACAAGGTACAGAACTTGGATTAATAGATAGTTTCAGATTCCTAACAAGAGCTTACAAAGACATCGGAGATGTATTTCAAATTAACCCACTTACTGTATCTAAGATTTTATTGGAAAGTGGTAATAATTCATTTTATGATGTTGTTGGTAGAATATTAAATGATAATAATTTTGAGTTCATAGCCTTACCAAATTTTATTGATTATACAAATATAGATACGTTAGGGGAAAAGGTGTTTAGACCTTACCCATATTATGAGGTTAATGAAGCGACAACAGGACCATCTTTTGTATGTATGTACGTTGGTCAAACATCAACAAAGTTAGATTTTGGGCCAAATTCTGAATATCCTGATGATGGATTTAATTTCACCGAGCCAGAATCAATCCCAGATGATTTTACATCTGGTAGACAACCATATGAAGATACAACCGCAGCCTTTATCGTAAGATATGGTCAACAAAACCAAAACATTTTTAAAGATGTAACCCTTGACCAATCAGAATTTAATGAAACAGCTGAATCAATAAACGTTACCGATGCGATAGCAAATAGATTTTCACAAGCAAGTCAGACATATGTTGGTCAAAATCTTTATAATATTTATTCAATCAGAAGTTATAAGGTTGAGGTCGAAATGATGGGCGACGCTATGATTCAACCGATGATGTATTTTCAATTAGATAACATCCCAATGTTTAGGGGCGCCTATTTGATAACAAAGGTTAAACATAATATTAAACCTAATTACATGTCGACCATTTTTACTGGTACTAGAATTAATAAAAATCAAACAGGAATTATTGACATGTCTTCATTGTTCTCATCAATGTTGAATGGGTATGAATTACCTAAATCAAAAGCAAATACTAGTGTTAAATACTATATATCAAACAATAATATTAATAATAAAATAGGTGTTAAAAACTATTTAAAAAACTTAGGTTTAAGTAAAGAAATTTCCGCTGGTATTATGGGTAACATGGAAATTGAATCGGGGTTTGTATTGGGCGCATTAAATGAGGCTGATACGAATAATGCGCCATCACTTGGTTTAATACAATGGAATAAAAATTCATACCCAGATATTTTTAGGTTATATAATATTGAAAATAAATTTAGAACTGTTAATGAGCAAATGGATTATCTAGTAAACATGAGCACATATAAAAAATTCATTACCGAAGCTAAAAAAGTTCAAGATATTGATGAACAATATGCCGCTTTTTTATTTGCACATTTTGTTGAAGTTTGTTGTGGTTGTGCAAAAACACGTGGATATAATACGCCGAAAGAAATATATGCTGGGCCATATACAAATGGTTGGCGTTGCCCACAAGACGACCCAAGAGCCCCAATTTTCCGTCCATTTAAGAGAAGTCAGTCTGCATCTCAATTTTTAAAGAAATTTAATGACAGCCAAGATGCGTTATATTGGAATTAGTTGTGGTTTTCGTTTTAATTTCGTATATTTGCTTTGATGATATTAGGTAATATTGTTTCAACAACCAAAATTAATGTTTCAGATGACTTTAATGTAGTGAAGTCCGTGGACGAAATAATCCACGGACTTCCAACATTAATTATCGGTTTTGATATTGCCGTTAAAAACTACCCAAATCTTGACGTAATTACTAGAAAAGCGGATGATAACGTTTATTGGACCTTTAAAAGAACCGAAAAACGCGATATTTTTGAGGAAGATGTATATAATTTTACACGTTTATGTTATTCTTCTCTAGTTTCAAACCTAACATACTACTTCATTGACCCATTTTTTCTCACTACGAAAAGTATTAAGAAAATAATCAGAAAAATTCAGAGTTTAAGTAACCCAGTTATATATCGAAATAATGATATGGTTTACATTTATGGTGAAAAATTAATTTTTGGCTTGGATTTAAGCTTATTAGAGTTTATTGGCCTTAATAAAGATAAAATTTTATTAAAATTATCTAAGATTAACCAGGTTCTTTTGAGTGAAAACCAAATATTTATTGAATATAAAAAGAGAATAGAAAACCTTGATAATCAGGTTAAATTCATACCTTATTTGTATTCAATAGACCATGGATAAAACAATTTTATTAGCATCATTTGTACACATTGACAACGTAAATACGTTTATTGAGTATCTAAGCACCCAATTTGATATTGAAAAGGATAAGGTTTTTGGTTATAAGCTTATATCCGACGAGTCTCAAATCGTTATAACTTTCAAAATAATATTAAAAGACGGAATACAAATTAATCTGAAAGATTTTTTTCAGAATTCCGTTATTATACATAAGCGTGGTGACGCATTATATACAATAAATGCTTTAAACGAATTAATTAAGACAAAAATTGATGGTGATATTGGTAATATTGATATGAAAAGTGTTAAAATCGACTGGGTGGAATATCAAGGAAAGCTAATTCTAATTGACAATCAAAAATTAAGCCTTTTCGATATAAAACGAATTTTTTAGTTAAATCAAGATATTTATAGGTATCTAAATGTATTTTTATGAATAACAAAAAAAATGAAAAAGACCTAAAAACAGCATTAGATGATTTTTTAGGTGAACAACCACAATCCCAGCAAGAGAATGAAGAAATGGATTGCAGTTCAGGTGTATGTGTCATAAAAAATGACAAAAGCATTATTGAAAGGGTTAATAAAAAAATAATCGTTGAAGACGGTAGACAATTGTTAATTTAATATGGCAAAGAAAAAATTTAATCCAGAACTTTTAAAAGAAGAAATCAAAAGATTTAAAATGATTTCCGAATATAGCTTTTATAGAGAAGATTCACAACCAGAAGAAGATAATCTTATTTTGGGTACTGAATTGGAAGAAGTTGATGAGGACCCAGCCGATGATTCAAAAACTGCAAATAATGCGGCTGGAGGTACACCCCCAGATGCAGCTGGCCAACAAACCCCACCACCACAACCTGACCCACAGGCTAATAATCAAACTCCACCACCTCAAGGAACAGGTGCAGCACCAGATGCGGCACCAGAAGATGATAATTTATTTGGTGGTGACGATACGAGCGCTGAAATGCCAGCCGATGATATGAATCTTGATGCGGCTCCAGCTGAAGACGAGGTTGAAGTTGACGTAACTCAATTGGTTCAAGCTAGTGATGAAGCTAAGCAGTCAGCTGCGATGGCAGGTCAAAAAACAGACGAATTATTAGCAAAATTTAGTGAATTGGAACAAAGAATTTCAAACATGGGAAAGATTTCAGATAAAATTGAATCTTTAGAGAAAGAAATAATTAAGAGAAACCCAACACCCGTAGAAAAACTTGAAATGAGGGCTATGGATTCTTTTCCGTATAATATAAAATTATCGGATTATTTTAAAGATATTGATGGTTATGAAACTGAGCAGAAACCAAAAGAATACGTATTGACCAACGATGACGTTGATTCATATACAGATAAGTCTATAAAGGATAGCTTTTCATCTCCCGATTACGAAGAGGAAGACATCTAAAAATACCAGGGGCGCTAATTGCGCCCTTTTTTTATTTCTAAAAATTTTATTATTTTCATTTGCATTTACCTAATTTTTTTGGTATATTTGTATTACTATGAACGAAACCACAAACCAAAAAAATATTCATTTGGTACTTGACTTAGCTGCGTTTTTTTAGTATATTTATAATATCCGAGTAAAATAACAATCTACATATTAAACAAACATTTATTAATTATGAGTAACACAAACACAAGCGCATTAGAAGCAATGCTAAAACAGTATGAGAACAATACTACATCTTATACTAAATCAGACAAAACCTACGATTTAAAAAACTACTTCACAACTTTTTTAAAAGACAAAGAGAAGTCAGCAACAAAAACAATCAGAATCATTCCAACAAAAGACGGGTCATCTCCATTTGTTGAAATCCACGGCCATAAAATTTTACTTGATGGTGAGTGGAAAACCTTCGTATGCTTGAAGCACGAAAAGGGCGAAGCTTGTCCTTTCTGCGAAGCACGTGAAGCGCTCCTTTCAACAGGAAAAGAATCAGATAACGACTTAGCTAAAAAATACAGCGCAAAGAAAATGTACGTTGTAAAGGTTATCGATAGAGATAACGAAGCTGATGGACCAAAGTTCTGGAGAATAAACCATGATTGGACCAAAAATGGTGCTTATGACAAGATTTACGGTGTCATTAATGCAATCAAAAAAGACATTACAGATGCGGAAACAGGTCGTGACCTTGTTATAACAATAAATAGAAACCAAAACAATAAACCAGTTGTTTCTGCTGTTGCATCTTTGGATGCATCACCATTAAGCGAAGACGCTGATTTGGTAAAAGAATGGTTGGCCGATGAAAGAACATGGCAAGATGTTTATAGTTTTAAAAGTTATGAATATCTTGAAATCGTTGTTAAGGGTGGAATTCCTACATGGGATAAAGAAGCAAAAAAATGGATTGATAAAGCTTCATTAAGTACATCTGAAGAAAGCGATAATCTGGATGAAGAGATAACTCTTGGTGTACAAAACGTTAAACCAACCGTAACAGCATCTAGCGCAACACCTCAAGAAGCAACTGTTGCTCCTGATGGTGAGGAAACGGAAGACGATTTACCCTTCTAATAAACACTTATAGACATGGGTAGTGAAAGCTACCCATCTTCTATTATACATAATAACATTTTATGTAAAGGAATTTCAATGCCCACAAAACCAAAAAAAATTTTAGAAAAGAAAACATTCGATATACAAAAGTATAAAGAGTCAAAAGGTCTTATAAGAAAGATTAAAAATAAAGAATTAACATGGATACCACTTTCAGAAGCATTCCAAGAAGCACTTGGAATACCTGGTATTCCTAGAGGTTATACAGCACTCACAAGAGGTTATTCAAATACTGGTAAATCAACTGGTATCTATGAAGCCATTGTAGGTGCACAAAAAATTGGCGACTTACCAGTTATTTTTGATACAGAAAATAACTTCCAATGGGAACACGCTAAAAACATCGGAATGAAATTTGATGAAATTGTTGATAAGGAAACTGGCGAGGTTAGTTATGAAGGTGACTTTATATATGTTAGCAATAGAATGTTGTTAGATATGTATAGTCATTGGGATTATGACGAAGCTAAATCAAAGGCTGAACCCGTAAGAAACCAACCTGTAATTGAAGATATTGCACGTTTTATGGATGAAATAATGGATGACCAAGAGGCTGGTAATCTTGAGCGTAGTGTTGCGTTTTTCTGGGATTCAATAGGTTCGTTAGATTGTTTCAGAAGTGTTAAATCAAAGAGTAAAAATAACATGTGGAATGCTGGTGCTTTAGAATCTAGCTTTAAGTCTATTCTTAATTTCAGAATTCCAGATACACAAAGAGAGGATTGTCCTTACACCAACACATTTTTTGCTGTTCAAAAAATCTGGTTTGATAACATGAACACAGTAATTAAACACAAAGGTGGTGAAGCGTTCTTTTTTGGTGCTAGACTCATACTACATTTTGGTGGCATCTTAACACACGGTACTAAGAAGAAAAATGCTGAGGTTACCGATAAAGGTATTAAATACAAATACCAATTTGGTGTTGAAGCTGACGTTAGATGTGAAAAGAACCAAGTAACTGGTATTGAGCAAATGGGTAAGATTATGTCAACATCACATGGATATTGGAACCCAGACAAAATTGATGATTACAAAAAGAAATACAAACCATATATTCTCCAACAATTGACTATGACATATACAAATATTGATTTTGATAATGATGCTGACATCAATGTCACAACAGAAGAAATCACAACATTATCTGTAGAAGATAGTATGTCGTAAACAATTGTTATTAACGTTTTAAATGAAAAACATTGAACAAAAGACCACCAAAAACGGGTGAACGAAAACAAATTATAAATACACTCTTGGTCGACGGAAACGCGCTATTCAAGATAGGCTTTTACGGGGCCAAGGGTGAATATAATCACCGAGGTGAACATATCGGTGGTGTATATCAATTTCTTACCGTATTACGAAAACTTTTAAATGAAAACCTTTATCATAGGGTTTATGTTTTTTGGGATGGTAAGTATAGTGGAAAACTGCGTTATAAAATATATAAAGATTATAAAAGTGGTCGTGGAAAAGATTATGAAAACGGCACACAGCCAGTAGAACCTTCTGAAATCCTTCAGAAGAAAATGATTTGGAATTATCTTGAAGAGTTATTCATCAGACAACTTCAACATGAGGTTGTTGAAAGTGATGATTTTATTGCTTACTATTGCATAAACAAGAGGGAAAACGAACAAATAACAATTTGTACAACAGACAGGGATATGTGTCAATTAATCTCTGAAGGAACCCGTATATTTTTTTGTGATTTAAAGACATATGTCGGCACTGAGAACTACTCAAATTATTTTCAACATCATTATTTAAATGCTGGTCTAATAAAAGTTGTAACTGGTGATAATTCAGACTCAATAAAAGGTGTTAAAGGTGTTAAAGAAACAACACTTATTGGTTTATTTCCAGAATTAAAAGAAAGGAGGGTAACATTAAACGAGCTTATTGAAAAAGCTAAGGAATTACAGAAAGAAAGAATAGAAAAAAAGAAAGCTCCATTAAAAACACTACAAAATATTATTGACAGTGTTACAGATGGTATACAAGGTGAAAAAATTTATGAAATTAACACAGCGTTAGTTGATTTAAAAAATCCCTTAATGACAGAAGGTGCTATCGAAGAATTAGATACACTTATTTATGGCCAATTTGACCCAGCCAATCGTGGAATAAAAAACGTTCTCTCTTTAATGAAAATTGATGGCCTAGAGAGAAGTATTGGCAAAGAAAGGTCCACAGAGTACCTAATCCCCTTTAAAAGATTAATAGAGCGTGAACAAAACTCTGAAAAAAATAACCTTTATGAACAACAAAATTGAAGAACAAAGATTTGAATTCGTACTTTACATCAACAAAAACATTATTTGTCAAAGATACTTTAGTATCAAAAATTATAACGAAAAATCTTTAAGCTCATTTGATTTAAAACAACTAATGGATGGTTTAGTTGGAATGAATAATGGCCAGTTTGGCAGCTTAGGATTAATTCCAGCACACCTTAAAGCTAAGGCCGTTGATTACCTATGGAAAAATTATAATCCATATTATCAGAAAAAAGAAGATATTGCTAAGAACATTTTTGAAAAAGAAGATACATTTGATTTTGAAATTAAAGTTGACAAAATGACAGTGGCACAAAGTACTTTTTCTGGTAATTTTTTTCCACCACAAATAAGATATCAAGTGGATATCAAAGAAATAATACCTATGATAATATCTGATATAAAAAACGTATTAAGTCAAAAAAAATACATAACAAAGTATGGTGATGTGACACTTTAAGTATATTTATTATTATCAGGTTTTTTAAAACAAAAATTTAATGTCATCTAAAATCAACAGGGATAATTTTGGTTATCTAGGCGGGGATTTTCAGCTTAGATTAGTAGCACAACTACTTATTGATAACCGATTTGCGGAGTCAATAATAGATATAATAGACCCCAACTATTTTGAGGACCAAGCACTTAAGCTTATGGTCTCAACAATCAAGGAGGCGTATCAAGAACATAATGTAATTCCAGATATGGGGAGTCTGGAATTCAGGATGTTGGATGGGGTAAAAGATGAGTTTGATAAACGATACACATTAGCACAATTAAAGCTCATCAAAGAAGCGAATCTCAATGACAGCCTTGCTGTTCAAGAGAGAAGTATGCGATTTTGTAAGCAACAAGAACTCAAGAGGTCAATTAAGGAAATTCAAACAATTATTGATAGAGGGGATATTGATAGATATGATGATTGTGAGGTAATTCTTAAAAAGGCCCTTGAACATGGCGAATATAAAGATAATGGTGTCAATGTATTGGATAATATTGATGCTGTTCTTGCTGATGATTTCAGGAAACCTATTCCAACGGGTATTAAGGGTCTTGATGAAATAATGGATGGTGGGTTGTCTAAAGGTGAATTAGCCATCGTATTAGCGCCATTTGGTGTTGGTAAGGAACAACCTAACTCAGCTAAAGTATACACACATACAGGGTATAAGCGGATGGGAGATATAATTGTCGGGGACTGTGTACTTGGGTCTGATGGAAGGAAGCAAACCGTTACAGGAGTGTTTCCCCAAGGACTGAAGGATATTTACAAGGTAACATTCAACGATGGTACGTCAACTCATTGTGGGCTTGAACATTTGTGGGCTGTTAACAGTATGAATCAGCGTAATCGCAAAACACGAAAAGATGGAAAAAATATTCGTCTTCCGAAGGATGAAAATTTCAAGGTATTGAGTACAGCTGAAATAATGAAAAACTTGAAAGTAAGTGGTAATAGGTTCTTAAACTATAGAATACCAACCATTAAGCCCGTAGAATTTCAAAAAAAGATGTTGGCGATTAACCCATACGTTTTAGGTGTACTGCTTGGTGATGGTTCCATGATGAGTTCAATAGTTACAACAAAAGACGAACAGATGGTATCAATACTAGATTCTATTTGTGATATTAGTTATCGTGAAAGATGTAGAGATTTTGAATCTGAAGACACATTAGTTGTAAACAGATGTATTGAAAGCGTTACAATATTGGGTGTTGCTGAAGAGCTTAGGCGGTTAGGGTTGAGAGATAAGCGGTCTGCTGATAAATTTATACCAAAAGACTACCTGTATACTACGTATGAAGACAGATTATCTTTACTACAAGGATTGCTTGATACCGATGGATATGTGAGTAAATCAGGTCGAATACAATTCACTACAGTGTCAAAGCAATTGGCTGATGATGTAAGAGAGTTGGTTTTATCTATGGGTGGATTTTGTGGTGTAAAAACAAAAATCCCAAAATTTAAATACAAGGGTGAAGATAAAATAGGTAAACTATCGTATATATTAACATTGTCGTTCCCTAACGAATTTGACATCAAACCGTTTAGATTAGATAGGAAAATGGTTAGAGTGATTTCAAGAGACAAGTATAGTAACAACAAGTTCATCAAATCTATCGAATTATCACACACAGAACAGGCCACATGTATCATGGTAGACAATGATGACCATCTATACGTAACGGATGATTTCATTTTGACACACAATACAACAATGATAACAAAAATTGCAAATACTGCTAAAAATCTAGGGTATAATGTACTTCAGATTTTTTTCGAAGACAACGTAAAAGTCATCCAAAGAAAACACTTGGCTTGCTGGTCTGGTTATGACCTAAATAGCTTAT